ACCAGTTCAGAAGTTAGTAGTTGCACCTGTAGTAATATTTGTAGTTGTAATTGTTGCATTAGTCAATGAGCTAATATAACCACCAGATATCACCGCATTACCAGTACTTAAGTTAGTAGCAACTGCGGTTGTAAAGTTAGCAGCACCGCTAAATTGAGTAGCACTTAGTATTCCGGTACTTGGATTAATATTAAATGAACTTACCGAATATGTTGAAACATTACCAGTTGTTTTATCTACAACTTGTGGATAAAATGTACCATTGGTTGTAGTGGCTGTAATACTGTCATACAAACTTACATTAGCTGTTATCACGGTGCCGTTAACCGTACCAGTAAATGCACCAGTAATATTGCCCGAACTAAAATTAGTAAAATACCCAGTATCAGCGTAAATATTAGCTATCAGAGTAGCACCAGTACCAATATATGTTTGTGCTCCAGTAATTTGAGCATTACCAGTTGAGAAGTTAGTAGTTGCACCTGTAGTAATATTTGTAGTTGTAATTGTTGCATTAGTCAATGAGCTAATATAACCACCAGATATTACCGCATTACCAGTACTTAAATTTGTAGCTTGTGCTGTAGTAAAATAACCTGTACTACCTGAAATTGGTGTAGCAGTAATACTACCTGCACTTAAATTGTTTGTTACTACTTCAGAATATGATGTTAAATTACCTATTTTAACATTAGCGAACCCTGAATTATTAATTGTACCTGATGTGGTTCCTGTTTCTGTAGTCATTAAGCCTTCAAAGGCTTTGTCAGATTCTCTCCAAACCCAAGCGGCATTAACTGATCCATATGGTGCGGTAGCAGTTAAGTTTCTGTTAACTAATATACCTATATCATACGATGGGGAACCATTAAATCCATTATTAAAAGTTACAATTGGGTCTTGTATATATGTATTTGTAGCGTTTACTGTTTCAGTATTACCAGTTAAGCTTAAGTTACCTACGATGCTGACATTACTATTAAACGTAATATCTGTTGCAAACAATCCGCCAGTTAGTGTTCCCGATGCAATTTTAGCAGCGGTAATAGTGCTATCAGTTATCTGATTATTCTTAATTCTAGTAACGGCCATGGTGTTTTCCTATAGACTACTACTATTTAGTGAATATTCAAAAAATAAATCATCGTGCCAATTCAATGATCCTCATCCAAAAACCAAAATTACTATTATAATACATTGTAAAGTTATCGTCGGAACTATCTCGATTAGCCTGTATATAAACTGTTTTCATGCTGTTACTGGTGTTGGTATAACGTCCCAAGAGTGGAAATAACAAACCTGTTCTTGCAGTTTGATCACCAGATGTACTCCAATTCATATGACCTACACCAATTTGTGTACTATCTACATATAAATTGCTCCACCAACTATCAATTGATGTTCCAGATATTTGATATCTACCACCAAATTCTACCATCAAATAACTTGAACTACTTATTGGAGTATAGCTATAGGTAGCTATATTTCCGCCTGTGCCTGTAGTAGTTACATCAGTACTAATACCCATATCGCTAGGATATAATATCGTGGTCTTAATTGTTTGTCCTGGAGTCCAATTACCCGGGGTAATTGTGCCGTTGACAGTTAAATTACCAGCAATTAACAAATCGTCGGATAGGGTAGTGTTAATAGTAACCGACGCACCTAGAAACCTTATATCAATACTATCTGTTGGTAATGGAGTTTCTGCAAAAGTAATTTGATTACCGGTGATGGTATAAGCTGTATTTGGCTGCTGTAATGTACCGTTGATACTAACTATCGCACCAATTGAAGATGATGTTTGATCTAACGTAAATGTATTACTGGTTCCGTTAGGTATAATCTGTTGATCAGTTACCGTGTTTGTTACTGCTACCCAAGCTGTTCCATCGTAATATTCTAATGCTGGAGTATCAGTGTTATATCTAACATATCCGCTTGATCCCGGAGGTCGTTGTGCTGATGTTCCAATTGGTAATTTGATTGCTGTATTTGAATTAAACACTGTAACGTTAGTTAAGTTTGGTGTTATGAAATCAGTATAAGCTTTACCAGATAAGATAATATTACCTGCGTTAATATTTCCGGTAGTAATAACTCCAGAACTAGTTGATACATTTGTTTGTAGATGAGTTATCGCAGTGTTTATCGAGGTAAATGTATTAGGAAGTGTAGTATTTACCAATGTACCAATATTGGCATCTAAAGTTTGTATATGTAGATTAGCTGCAAAGATATTACCCTGCAAGGAAGTAATATTTGTTGTTGCTGTTCCTAAATTAGCATTAGCGTAAATTTCATATGCACCAACGTTAGCCTCTAAAATGTTTATATGTATATTAGCTGATGTAATGTTAGCTGTAATTCCTAAGATAGAAGGCAGGGTGTTAGCTTCAATAAAACTTAAATTACCTGACCCATCAGTTATTACAATATAATTGGCTGCTCCACCAGTTATCGTAAGGTTTGACCAATCACCAAAATTAATTTTACCAGTATTGGATGTTATATTACTACCTGCAATTATAATATTAGCGATCTTTGCATTTCCAACACTATCAAAACTATATATTGGGTTAGTAGTATTAATACCAACGCGACGATTAGTAACATCAAAATATGTTAAGTTTGCGTCTATTGCTAAACTAACACCTTGTCTATCTAAGCTGCTATATAGCATTGGTCCTGATATACGTCCAATTGCCATTGTAGATCCTATGCGGGCACGTTCGTGCTGTTGATATTATGTATTACAATAATTGTATTAGGGCTGTTAGGTAAACTTGGTGCTGGTGGCGCACTAGTAAATGTTATCGTAGTACCTGACACGGTATAGTTTGTTGTAGGAATTTGATATACCCCTCCAATAAATACTGCTATCGCAGTAGCATCTGACTCACTTTGACTCATTGAGCTAAATGCGGTAGTAGATCCATCTCCAATAAAATTATCAACTACTATCTGTACACTACCAATCTTTGCAATTTGATTCCAAGCATTATTATAATAAAATTCAATACGACTAGTATCCGAATTAAATCGGATTAATCCAGTAACTGGTGCATCACCTAAGGTGTTAGACCCGATAGGTAATCTAACACCTAACGCATTTGCTATTATATCTGGATTTTTGAGAAGTTTACCCATTATTAAATTCCAATTGAACTTACTGTTGCTGTAATAGCAGAACCAGCTGATGCATTAGCACGAATTGTATCATCATTGCTTAGAATAAATTTCTCCGCGTATATAATATATGTATTTTGTGCGGTAATACTAAGGTTAGTATAAATCGCATTATTTGCACCGGCGATATTTCCGGCAGTAACTAAGTAAAGGTTTGCCGTTATTGTTGCTCCAGTTGTATTACATAAATGAATTGTAGTAATAGCACTAGTGCCTGAACTAACAAATATATTCGCCGCTGCACTATTTCCAAGCACTGTGTTTAAAATCGTCATTTAATTAATCCTATCCAAAAATAATACTATATGCTATTGTAGCCCGTTTAGAGGCAATTTCTTGTGTTGTACCGTTTATATTATCAATAAATAATCCAGTATTCCAACGTGACGGGGTTCCAGCGTATGCCGTTACGTTATATGCGGTATTATATATTGTATGACCATTAATCTTTAAATTTGCACCCAATGTAGGGGCACTATCTGCATAAACGTTGGCTATACTTCCAGATGCTGTGGCAATATTTGAATATGTTGAACCATCGGTAGTCACTTGCCAATTAGTAACTCCCTCATTCCAACGTAATTGAACATTAGAACTAGTACCGCGATCAACTGTAATGCCTGCATTTAAGGCTGGAGAACCTGTTGTGCCTGCGTTCAAAACGATAATGTTATCCCAAATATTGGTATTAGTACTTTCTATTGCTGTGGTATTACCGTTTACCACTAGATTACCATTAATTGTAAATACGTTGGTGTTAATGTTAACGTTATCATTAACCCCAATACTTTGTATCGTATAATCGCCTAAAATTCTTTTTACGGTAGACATCGTAAGACCCTTGTTTTAGTGTATTTAGTTCATTTAATGATAACGCATTTACAAAAAACGGCCCGAAGGCCGTTTTAAATTGCGTCGTGCTGTATTACTACAGCTGAAGATTATAAGCTTCTTCTTATGCGTTTGGTATCTTAGCTGTTGTTGCAGTAGCCGTACCAAAGGTCCACTGAGTTGCTGCGCTATCAGTATAAACTGTACCATCATTACGAACTAATGTCGCTTTGTGATTGGTTAGTTTTGTAACATAATAGGTGTTGGTTGCTGCATCAGTTGCAATAATATTGCACTCACCAGCCAACAAATCCACATTGGCTTTGGCAACCAACTTAACAACACCAGTGCGAGATCCGTCAGTGACTCTATAACGTCTACCCGACACTTGTCTGATAATATCAACAGTTAGAGCAGATCCACCAGTTAAAAAGGCAGTCATTATGATTGCATTTTCTTGATTTGTTGATGATCCGACATCGCCAGAGTCTGTAGTAAGAACAACTGTAGCAACGGTAACGCCACCCTGGTTGGTGTATCCAGCGATTGTTGGTGCCGCTGTATATCCCGAACCTTCTTCTGTAATAACAACTGATTTGGCACGATATGTTGGCGTAATAGTTAAAGCTGCTCCATACGTATCGCATACTGCTGCCTGAGAACCAGTAACTAACGCTGCAAATACGCCACGATTAACTGGAGTTAACGCAGTCACAGTGCCGTATGTAACACCACGTGTAAATGTAGCACCAGTAGTCCCTGAACCTGCTACGATTGTTAGCGGGCTAGTTGCAGTAACAGCATCTGAATAATTTGCATATAGAGTCGCTGTTGTAGCATCAGTTGGCGCACCGACATAGTAAATTTGACCAGCAGCAATAGGTGTTCCGCCGATTGATGTTGTGCCGGTAATAGATTCACCAGTGATGTGGATACTAGTACCAGAAATCATTGCTGTAGTAGTAGTGTTAAATCCTATTGTTGTAGCACTGTTACGAGCAACGGACGCTAATGCTGAACTTGTAACTGTTGCAGTAAATGTTGCTGTAGTTGTACCACCAGCAAAGCTAATTGCACCTGTTGCTACTGGATAAGCACGAGTTTGTGATCCACCAATGGCGGCACTTGCTACTTCACTAGTAATTGTACCTGTTGCAGTTATACCACGCGGTAATTGTGGGGCTGTAAATGTAAATGCTGGGCGATTGGTTGTGTATGATCCAACAACTGTAATAGCTGCACTTGCTACGCCTTCACCACCAATACCATAGTCATCAGTGGTGCTTGTAGTACCAATGTTACGATTACCAAAATATTTTTTATTTAGGGGACGACCCATTTTAATTTCTCCTTTAAAGAAGTCCAATGCTGGTTCTAGCAGCTACGCAGTGGGTTTAATACTGCATAAAAGAGCATTATTGCGCTTCGTAGTTATTTATACGTTATAGTATAAAATTGGATAGCTCAGGAAACGCTAAAGATGCAGAACATCCTCGATATTGATCTCGAGCTAGAGTAATTTCTTTAAATCGGTTATATAATGTTGTATCGTCTGTATTCTGTATCAATGTTGCCCAAGTTCGTACTTGGCTATATTTACTATTAGATAACTTATCTATTAGAATTGATTTAAATGGGTCGGGCCAGATTGATGGTCGTGCCCAATCTGGATCATGAACTCTACCACACCAAACATGTGTTAATGCCTCAGATGTACACCAATCAAAAAATTCATCAAGATAAAAAACATTATATGCTGATACGGTATGTGATACACATAGTTGAATATTTGGTAAGATATGTGTTTTATCTTTAAACTTTTGTAGGTTCTCAACTAACACATTCCATTTTGCTGGAAATCGTATATATTCAAAACGAGTACCAATTCCATCGATACTTAATTGTAGATTAGCAATCTTAAAATGTGACCATATTTCCCACCATTCATCGTCAGGGAAGATTGTTCCATTTGTTGTATAGCGTAGTTCTATGTTTTCTGCCTGACCAGATTTAATATACAATTGTAACAGTTCTTTTTGTGATTCTACTCCAGTTATAAATGGTTCACCACCAGGTATCTCAAGTATCTTTAGCCCTGCCGAATTCTTAAAGAACTCTTGAACAAAATCAGTTTTCTTAAAGATAAAGGGTTTAATATCAATCTTATATAAATCTTTATGTTCGTTACGTAAAGAACTAGAGTTGCTTGGCATACATGTTACACATTTTAAATTACAAGCATTACCAAATGCTACAGTAGCAGTAACAAAATCTGTTTCAGAGAGATCTACATTAGTATAATCATTCCAATCTATGTCAATTTGACGTTTACTTTTAATTCCATTTTCTTCCTCAATACGGCAACGATCACATCCTGACGGCCATTTATCTTGCATAAAATCTAATTTTAAATTAGTGAGAAACTTACTAGATGTATAATCGTGTAACGTATGCTCTTGGATATTTACATTTTGAAAAGAACTATTTTTCCACATCTCAAATTTACAGCATGGAGTTACATAACCTGATGGAGATATATTAACATTAGTCCACGGTGCATAACAAAAGGGCATTAATTATTTATTCATTAGAGTTGTATGTCAACAAAAAGCCCACCAAAGTGGGCTAATTGTTTTATTGCTTTTATTCCAATATTACTGGAATGAAAGATTTGCAACTGAAACTTCTGACAAGTAGTCACCAGCATTGCCCAAACTTGAGGCAGTATTGGTAAGCTCTACGTAGCCATATCTCGTCATAAAGCCAACTACTGGTTCAAAGGTGCTTGGATCTAACACAACACCACTGCTCATCAATGGAATGTATGGGCAATAGAATGCTGCTGCGTCTGCTTCGCTAGAACCTTTATAACCAATCAGTACTGATTGTGAATCACTTGCATAGCTATCAACATAGATACGCATTGCACCATTTAGAGTACCAACGAACTTAGTGTTTGTTGGGGCTTCAAATGTACCTTCTGTGGTACGTGCAAATGCTGAAGTTGTTGCTGACTGAAGTACTGTCAATGCAGCTGAGCTAACAACTGCCCAGTTACCAGCACCACGACGTGTACGCTGTGCGATCAAGTTAGCAGCACGATTGATAAGAACAGCAAGAGCAGCATGTTCGTCACCAACGAATGTTGCAGTACCTGAAACAGCGGCTTGGTCATAAGCATAGTCAGTAGCAGCAAGACTACGTAGTGACCCAAGAATTTCTTGGTCAATTTCTACAGTAATTTCTTGTGCCAATGCTGCCATAATTTCAGCTTCAACATCAAGACCATGCATTGATTGGGCATCTTGTGCTGCTTCAAATGTCCAACGTGCGCTTAGTTTACGTGTTTTAGCTTCAACTACTTGTTTCAAGATTTGTACATTGATACGATTTCCAGGAACACCTTCAAGTGATGAAGTTGCGCTTGGATAACCATTTGTACCACCCGAATAAGCTGTTGCAATCTTAAATGGGCTTAGTGCTTCGTCACCAGCATTTGCACCTGTCGCACCGCTTGAACCTGAAACGCTATCTGCATAACGAACACGTAAGGTGTGAATTTGTGCAACTGGACCTGTCATTGGCTGAACACCTACTAGCTCGTTAGCAATAACTGTTGGCATAACACGACGAATTACTGGAAGAATTACGCGGTTTAGTGTTGCAACGTTAGAAGCTGCTGTAGCTCCGGCAGTTGCATTTTCAACCAAGTGCCTACGTGTGTTCTCAAGGATCACACCCATCGTGGTTCTTTTAGAACCATTTAAGCCTTCTAGCAGAGCGTCTTTGGTTTCGCCCCAACGGCTTTCTAATAATACTTGACTCATTTTTCATTTCTCCTTTTAGGGTTAAGTCACTTTAGCCCTGCTAAACGTTTAATCTCAAAGACATTAGTGTCATATTGTTGAACGATTTTAGCAGCTTTATCACCAGTTACTTCTGAACGACTTTCTGTTAAAACTTGTGCTTTTTCGGCAACAGGTTTTGCATTACTATTATTCAAAACAGCTGGTAGATACTTATCAAATACAGACTGTAACTTGTCGGTCCGCACTGATTCGAGAAGTTCGCTCATTACAGCGGCTTTCTCTTTATTTAAAGGTTTTAGCAGTTTGCTCATTGTTTCTTTGCGCTGTGCCGATTCCTTAATGATACGAATTTCTTTTTCTTTTGATTCAACTAACATACTCTTTTCAGCAGAAGCTTTTGTAGCTTCAGCAATTAGAGCAGTTTTTTCTTCTAAAGACTTTTGTAATTTAGCAATTTCTTTGTTCTCATTTAAGTGAGTAACAGCGAATTCGCTAGCAAAAGCTTCGAATAGACGACGACCAAACATGTTCTCGCGAGCAGATTTGATATCTTCTTTTAGTTGAGTCATTTCAGACTCTAGCTTATTAGTAATAGACTCTTTGACCATTTCAGCTGAACGAGCAACAAAGTTCTTTTGCAGCTCGGCTAATTTTTCTTTAGCACCAGCAACTAAACGAACTTTAGTTTCTACCACAGCCTTCTTGTCAGACTCAAACTCTTGAATTTCTTCAGCCAGTGATTTAATAACAAATCCTTCAAGTTTAGCAATGCTATTCTCGTAGTTTTTGCGATCATTACGTAGTTCTTTAATTTCTTCGGCTAATTTTGCAACCATAAAATTATCAAACTTGCTGGCGCTGCTTACCATGCGTGTATTAAACTTTGCACGGTCTTCAGCTAAAGCTTGTTTCTCTGCTTTAAATTCTTCAATCTCAGCAGTAAGAGATTCTGTTACCATTTTGTCTAGAGCTTCAACCATGATCGTTTTATCATGCTCGTAGCGACCAGCGAATTCTTCACGAAGCTCAGCACGTAGTTCTTCACGTGCCTCAGTTAACTTGGTTTCCCAAGCTTCATTGATTGCTTGCTGTGTAGCTTCGTTGATGATGCCACTGTCTAACAATGGTTTTAAGCTTTCTAGCATTTGGGCATTTCTCCTATAGTTTCAACTCTTTGATAAGACGCACTACTTCTTCTTTCAAATACTTCTGTACTTTTTGATCAGTGCTGGCATCACGTGCCATTTCAAAAACCTTGTGTCCACCCTTCATGTTTAACAAACCCTCATAGATAGCCTTAGGGTATGCCTTTGGAGCGGAAGGTTGTGCTACTATGTCAACGGTAATGATTTCAAAATCACTAACGTGTCCACTTCCTTCATTTACCTGACCTGAGCCGCGTGAACTAACTCCTAGCTTTACACCAGAAGTTAACATGCTTTCAACTAACTTGCCCATTGGGGTCGGTAATACTTTTAATTTGCCAAATCCTGTAGGACCATCCATCCACATTTTTGTAATCATGTGACTTACACGGTCTAGGTTAATTTTTAAATCATCGGGGTGATCAACTTCACCTAGAACACTATAACCTTCTTCTAGCTGTTTGTTGATTGTACCTACTGCTTTTTCAATCTCAATAACGGGATACACACGTTGGTTAGCGTTTTTAACACCACCCTGAATGAATATCCCGGTCATGTAGAGATCTTTACCTTTGCCACTTGGAGAGTCCTCTGTTAACACCTGTATTCCGGCGTTATCAAAGGTTAGATGCTCTCTAAGAACTTCTGACATATGGTTTCCCGTTTTCACTTAATTAACGTACTTTGCTAGTAATTGGACCTTTTGTATTTACTGGAACGGTACCGTCATTTCCAGTAAGTTTACCTTCAGCACCAGATTTCTTTTCAGCGCCGTGTCCAGCTGGTTCTTTCTTGTCCCAAACCTTTTTATTACCTGGAGCATTTTTGAACTGTTCATTGCTGAACTTAGTTTCACCCTTGCTGTATTCGTTCTTTGGCTTAGGAATTGATTTACCATCTGGACTTTGCTCTGCACCGCCATTAGCAATATTCTTAGCAGTTTCACCGTCAAATACAGCTTCTTGCTTACGCATAATGCTAGACTTGTTTACAGTTGGAGCATCACCACCGGTACCTACAGTTTTACCTTCACCTTGTGCTGGTTCTTGCTTGTAGATTTCACCAATTTTGTCAACGTATTCTTTCATAATTTCAACGTCTGACTTTTTGTAGCTTTCTTTCATGCCTGAACCTGATTTGCCTGAACCGCTTTTACCGGAACCTGATTTGCCTGAACCGCTTTTACCGGAACCTGATTTGCCTGAACCGCTTTTAGCGAATGGGTTTCCTGATTTAGCTTCTTGAACTGGTTCTTCACTTTCACCATCAGCTTCGTCGCTTATATCTTCTTCATCGGATTCTTCATTACCAGCTTCATCATCCATATCAAACTCTGATGGTACATCATCTGATGGTACATCACCCATATCGTCAGCTGGAGCTTCGTCACCGCTTAGTTTGGCTTCAATATTGCCAATCATATCTTTAATTTGGCTTAATGCATCTTCAATCTCAGCGTGGTCACCGCCTTCAGCACCCATTTCTGCTTCGTCACCAAATGTTTCTTCTGGTGGCATGTCTTCGGCATCATCCATACCCATTGGCTCTTCAGCATCACCCATACCCATTGGTTCTTCATCATCAAGATCAAGATCCATATCATCGTCAGCTTCGCCTAGACCTTGCTGATCTGCTGCTTGATCTTGCATCGTAATGTCGCGAACAAATTCTTGGGATTGATTTCCACCAAGTTGTTCTTCATCCATTAAACTTTCGTAAATATCGCGACTCTTTTCTACAACGATCTGGTGGAAAAGTTCACGAGCAGCTTGTTCATTGTCATTGATAATATGTTCAATCAATGCCTCATATTTGTTTTGGTTACTCATGTTATACGTACTCCTTTTAAGTAAAGTATATGTTTATTTACTAAAGTGCGTATATTTAGGTGTTATATAGGGGTTTTTTGGTTAATTTGATAAAATTTACATACCCGGCATCATACCACCACCAGCATCTGCTGGTGTGGCATATTGCTTTTGTACGGTTTCCAACTTCTGTTCATTCTCAAATTTACGTATATCTGCAGCCATTCTTAACGTATGTAGATGTGCTAACGTAAGTCTAGTCTTACGTATATCAGACAATTTCATAACTGAATTATCTTCTTTTTCAGATCTATAACCAAGAAGATCTGCGCCGTCGGATTCTATCAAATCTAGTATATACATGATATTATTTATACAAAATTAAGCTACACCTGGTGGTGAGGCTGCTGGTCCTGCACCACCAGTTGGAGTTCCCGCTCCCATACCCGCTGGTGCTCCTGGTGCTCCTGCTGCTCCTTCACCGTCAGTACCCATGCCTTCTGCACCCATTGGTGGTGTTGCTGCTTCAAGATCACTTGCTAATCCACCTGGAGTAATACCTACATTACGTAGATTTGCTTGACCTGGTGCGGATTCTATCGTTTCACCATGTTCTTCTGCCCATGCTATTTCATTTTCCGTCATTTCCATCTCTGATAGACCTAGATAACGTTTCATCAAGAAACGTTTAGAGAAGTATGGAAACTGTTCAAGTTGTGTAAATGTACCAATTTTTGCTGAATCAATATCGGCTTGGCGATATTGAGCAAAGTTTTGCGGAGGATTAAACTGTAGATCAAATATCTGTCCATCAATATTAATACCTCTCCAACGCATAAACATTTTGAACTCTTTGTCCATCTTGTCTATAATCATTGATTGCAATCGCATACAATATTGATTAAACCGCCACTCTTGAATCAATGCAGTACCTACTTTACCATCACTTACTGTTTGTGTACCATCATCAACTCCGGTAGGCAAATAGCTTGCTGGGATACGTAACCCACGGAATAACTTGTTAGTAAAGAACTTTAAGTCAGTAATTTCACCTAGATTTTGTCCGCCGGGTAATATTTCCACACTACTACCGCGCCCACCCTCAGATTGTGGAAAGAAGAAATCTTCATTCATTGACAATGGATTATAAGTTGCATCCATCATGTTTTGTCCGCTAGCTGATTGTGTTGGTATACGGCGTTGACTAATTTCATTCTTAACACGTTCTACAAACGCCATAGCCATGTGTGCCGGCATATTACCTACATCAATTTTAAACATACGACGTTCCGGAGCACGTTGCACACGATAAATGATAATACTATCTTCTAATAATTCTTTTTGTTTGAATACCTTAAAGATATTCTCTAATACACTATTACCAAACGGCCAAAATACATCTAATCCCTCAGTTAAACTGATATGTACTACATGTTCAGCATTAACTACTGATTCATTTTGTGCGTGTGAAAAGCGTGAGCCACCAGAATACGGAGTACGTGGTTGCACATACCCGCCGGAACTACCACCAACTTGTGGGTGATTAACAAATGTATCTGAGGTGCTAACTGCTGTAGTAGTTAAGTTTTGAAAATTTGGGTTAATATCCTTAACTACATATTGTTCTGGTTTTTTACCCTCACCCTCATTAACGATAACCTTGGTAACCTTGCTCATTTCAGTCCAAAATAGCTTAAATGTTTCCGGATCACGAATAAACACTTGAT